GGAACCACAGGGAACACCTTACAGGACTTGACACAACCATTAACTGGAAAAACACAGGAGACAACTCTTATGATGGCGAAAAACTAACACTGCTTGTACACGATGAATCTGGTAAATGGGAAAAGCCAGACAATATATTGAACAACTGGAGGGTTACTAAAACATGTTTACGATTAGGACGTAGAGTGGTCGGTAAGTGTATGATGGGGTCTACTGTCAATGCAAGAGATAAGGGTGGAGAAAATTTCAAGCAACTTTACGATGACTCTAATGTAGTCGAAAGAAACGCTAACGGTCAGACTAAGAGCGGTTTATACAAGCTATTTATACCTATGGAATGGAACATGGAAGGTTTTATAGACATGTACGGACAACCTGTTTTCAGGACTCCATCTAAACCAATCCCAGATATTCAGGGTGACTACATAAGTCAAGGCGTTATAGACTATTGGGAAAACGAAGCAGAAGCATTGAAGTCGGATCCTGATGCTCTAAATGAATTCTACAGGCAGTTTCCTAGAACTGAAAGTCATGCGTTCAGAGATGAGGCACAAAACAGCATATTTAATCTTACAAGGATATATGATCAAATAGACCATAACGATTCACTAGAAGCACAGCGAGTTGTGAAACGTGGTAGGTTTTCTTGGAAAGACGGTAAGAGAGATGGCGAGGTTATATGGACACCTGATAGGAATGGTCCTTTTTATGTAACCTGGACACCTCCACGTGAGCTTAGGAATAATGTGGTCAGGTCGAACGGTTTGTTTTCTCCTGGTAATGAGCACATTGGAGCTTTTGGTTGTGACTCTTATGATATATCAGGAACAGTAGGTGGTGGTGGATCTAAAGGTGCACTTCATGGTATAACTAAAGTTAATTTCGATGGACCATCTAATGTGTTCTTTTTAGAATACATATCTAGACCACAAACAGCAGAGTTATTTTTTGAAGATGTTTTGATGGCCATACATTTTTATGGTATGCCTATACTTGCAGAAAACAACAAACCTAGACTACTGTATTATTTAAAGAACAGAGGATACAGGAAGTTTTCTGTTTCTAGACCAGATAAGTCTAAGTTAGATTTATCTAAAGCAGAAAGAGAGCTAGGTGGTATACCCTCTTCGCCTTCTGTTATATCTATACACGCAGAAGCGATAGAGTCTTATATAAATCAACACGTAGGTTTTTCTGAAGACTCCATAGGAAAAATGTATTTCACTAGAACATTGTTAGACTGGGCAAACTACGATATACATAGTAGAACAAAGTTTGATGCTACAGTAAGTTCTGGGATGGCTATAATGGCAACGCAAAGGTATGTAGTCAAACCGCCAAAAAAGAGTAACGAAATAAACCTTACCTTTGCAAGGTATAATAACTCTGGCTTAAATAGCACGATATTAAAGGGATAATCTGTTTATTATGGCAAACGGAAATTACACTAGAAAAGTTGTTGGACTGCCAAACACATTGGCATCAGATGCTGAAAAGTCTACAACTGAGTATGGCCTAAGAGTTGGACGAGCTATTGAGGAGGAGTGGTTTAGAAAAGAAACAGGAACTTCACGTTTCAACAACAACAGGGATTCTTATCATAGACTAAGACAATATGCACTCGGTGAACAATCTGTTCAAAAATACAAGAACGAATTAGCAATCAACGGTGATATATCTTACCTAAACTTAGACTGGACACCAGTACCAATAATACCTAAGTTTGTTGATATAGTAGTGAATGGCATGCAGGACAGAATGTACGACATTCGTGCAGAAGCGATAGATCCAGTATCATCAAATAAAAAAGCAGTTTACAAAAACAAAGTCCAAACGCAAATGCGTAACAAGGAAGACTTTGAAGAAATGGAGCAACTGCTAGGAGGTAAAATGTTTACTAATGAAGCAGATACTTTACCAGAAAATGATGATGAGCTAGATCTTCATATGATCACAGATTATAAAGACGATATAGAAATAGCTAAAGAGAAATCTATAGAGTCTGTTTTAAAGACAAATAATTACGATCATATAAGAAAAAAAGTACATTACGATCAAGTTACTTTAGGAATATCAGCAGTAAAGCATTCTTTTAATACACATGAAGGTATTAAGTTAGAATATGTTGATCCTGCTAATCTTATTTGGAGTCCTACTGAAGATCCAAATTTTGAGGACTGTTATTACTTTGGTGAAGTAAAGAATGTAAATATTACTGAGCTAAAGAAAATTGATCCATCTCTTACACAGTCACAGCTAGAAGAAATAGCTAAGATGTCATCTAAGGCAGATGTCTATAGAGGCATGAGAGGTGGATACAACACTGATAATTTTGATCGCAACACTGCGACATTACTATATTTTTGTTACAAGACGGATAAGAACATCGTATATAAAAAGAAGAAAAACGCCTACGGTACAGATAAGGTTCTACAGAAAGACGACTCATTCGATCCACCAAAAACAGAACAAGCAAGATTTGAGAAACTTTCTAAAAAAATAGACGTATGGTACGAAGGTGTACTTGTGCTAAACACGCACTACATTCTAAAATGGGAGATAATGAAGAACATGGTCAGACCAAAGTCGGCAGTTCAGAAGGTTTACGCTCCGTTCGTTGTCAATGCTCCAAAAATGTACAGGGGAGCAGTGGACTCTCTAGTTAAGAGAATGATACCGTTTGCAGATCAGATACAACTAAATCATTTGAAGCTGCAACAGGTTACTTCTAAAATGATTCCAGATGGTGTCTATCTAGACATTGATGGATTGTCATCTATAAATTTAGGAAATGGTAATACATATAATCCACAAGAAGCACTTAACTTGTTTTTCCAGACAGGCTCTGTTATTGGGCGTAGTTATACGGAAGAGGGTGAGTTCAATCATGGAAAAATTCCTGTACAAGAACTTACATCTAGTGGAGCTAATAGTAAAATATCTAGCCTTATAAGTGTATACAACTACAACTTAGAAATGATTAGGTCTGTGACAGGACTAAATGAAGCTAGGGATGGTAGTACTCCAGACTCTAAAAGTTTAGTAGGGGTGCAAAAAATGGCTGCTCTAAATTCTAACACAGCTACACGCCACGTGCTTAGGTCTGCACTACATACAACACAAAGACTTTCTGAGTGTGTTTCTTATAGGATTGCAGATCTTTTAGAATACTCTGACTTCAAAGATGACTTTGTAAAATCAGTTGGCAAATACAGTGTGGAGCTGATGGAGGAAATAAAGGAGTTACACTTACACGACTTTGGAATCTTTATAGAGTTACATCCAGACGAAGAAGAAAAACAAGTTTTAGAACAAAACATACAAGCGTCCTTATCTTCTGGAAAGATTGACATAGATGATGCCATAGACGTTAGAAATATTAAGAACGTAAAGATAGCATCACAACTGTTAAAGGTCAGGAAAAAAAGAAGAGATAAGCTTGAAAAACAAAAACAACAAGAAAATATTACACTTCAGGCACAAGCACAACAAGAAGCTCAAATGGCTGTAGAAGCTAAGAAGCAAGAAGGTGATGCTAGAAGGCTAGAACTAGAAGCTCAAATACTGCAAATGAAAAATGAGTTTGAACTAGCCAGAATGGATAAAGAACTCCAGGCTAAACTATTATTATTAGAAAAGCAGGGAGAAATCCAGAATAAAAAACTAGGCGTAGATGTTGCAACTCAGATGAGTAAAGAAGCTTACAGGGAAGATCGTAAAGATAAGAGAACTGAAAAGCAAGCAAGTCAGCAATCGAAGATGATACAGCAACGTCAGCAAGATCTAGATCCCATTGATTTTGATGGCCAAGATGCGTTAGGGTCTGGTATTCAAGGTCTTATGGGAGAATAAAGGTTAGTACCTTTGCAATCAGATAGTTACAGTTAAATTAAATTTATTAAAATGGCAGAAGAAAACGAATTAGGGTGGAAGTTGAGACCACTTGATGATGATGGTAAACCCATCGAAAAAGAAGAAACTGCTCAGGAAGAGACGCAAACTACAGAGGTAGAGGCGACAACCGAGCAAGGGACACAGGAGGAAGTGGAACCAGCAACAACTGAAACTGGAACTGCAGAACCTGAAGATACTACAGAAGAGCCAACAGTAGAGGTTAGCTCTGAGGATGTAGAGCCAGAGCCAAAAGCTCAGGGAAAAGAAATCGATGAGCAAGCTGTATTACAGTATCTCAAAGATAGACATCAAAAAGAGTACAACTCTATTGATGAAGTTCTTACAAATAATGAAGAAAAAACGCAGTCGCAGGAACTTTCTGAAGATATTCAAACATATCTCAAGTTTAAACAAGAGACTGGTAGATCGATGCAAGATTTTATTATGGCACAAAGAGATGTGTCTAGTCTTGATGATTCTGCTGCATTGTATGAGTATTATAGAGAGACCAAACCTCACTTATCACCTGACGACATTAACTACTTGATCACTGAAAGTTTCGGATACGATGAAGAGGTTGATGAAGAAAAGGATGTAAGAAGAAAAAAGATTGCGTATAAAGATGAGGTATATAAAGCAAAGAAGCACCTTGAAGATTTGGCAAACAAATATAAGGTCCCACTTGAGTCAAGCGGTAAGCCATTGGACGCTAACACACAGGAAGCTTTGGAGTTTTATTCCAAATACAAGCAGGAATCTAGAGAGAGCGAAGAGCAATCTAAGAATCTACAGGACGTATTTAGAGCTAAAACTGATAATCTTTTTAATGAAGAATTCAAAGGTTTTGAATTCAATGTAGGTAAAAAGAAGTTGTTGTTTAAGTTATCTAGTCCTAATGAAGTAAAGCAGTCTCAGTCCGACATCAATAAGATGTTGTCGAGATATACAGATAAAGATACTGGTGCTTTGAGGGATGCCTATGAGTTTCATAAGTCAGCGTTTGCAATGACAAACCCAGACCTTATAGCTAAACTTGCTTACGAGCAAGGTTTATCCGATGCGACAAATAACATCGTTAAGGAGACTAAAAACATAGACATGACTGTAAGAGAAAACCAAGTAACTGAAAAATCTGGCTTGAAGTATAGAGTCTTAGATAGCGATGGAGATTTTTCTGGAGGCCTAAAATTTAAAAAACGAAGTTAATAACCTTTTAAAAAATTTACAATGGCTGTAACAATGAGTGGAGTAGGTGGTGCATTAACCCCTGCTCCAAGTAAGTCGACATTATCGACTAACTATTTAGGATCAAGTATTGAGTTCACATCTCAATACCTACCAGAAGTGTACGAGAAAGAATTTGAAAAGTATGGTAATCGTACTGTATCTTCTTTCCTACGTCAATTAGGTGCTGAATTGCCCTTTGCTTCTGACGTTATTCAATGGAGTGAACAAGGAAGATTACACCTAGCAGTATCTGGTGCTACTAGATCTGCTGATGTGATTACTTCTAACGGTCACCCATTTAGAGTAAATCAAACTGTTATTATTGTTGATGCAGATGGCGATCAAGACAAAGCGATCATTACTGCTGCTGATGCAAATACTATCACTGTTGCTTCTTATTCAGGTGCAAACTTAAACTCTGACTTAGCTACTACTGGTCTTAAAGTTTATGCGTTTGGTTCTGAATTTAAGAAAGGTACAAACGGTATGTCTGGATCACTAGATGCTCCAAAAGACATTCAGACTAACAACCCAATTATCATCAAAGATAAGTATGAGGTTAATGGTTCTGATATGGCACAAATTGGATGGATCGAAGTGACTACAGAAAACGGAGCTACTGGATATCTTTGGTATCTAAAATCTGAGCATGAAACTCGTCTACGTTTCGAAGACTACATGGAGCTTTCTCTTATTGAAGGTCGTCCTGCAGCATCTTCTTCTGGAGCCGATACTGCTGGGTACAAAGGTACTAAAGGTTTATTCTATGAGCTAGAAAACCGTGGTAACATTGCAACAGGATCTATTGATGATCGTGATGATATTGAAGAAATCATTAAGATTTTAGATAAAGAAGGAGCTATTCAAGAAAATGCTCTTTTCGTAAACAGAACTAAGTCGTTTGAAATTGATACTGTACTAGCTGCTCAAAACAATAGCGGTGCATCTACAGCTTCTTACGGTTTGTTCGACAACGAAGAAGACATGGCTTTAAATCTTGGATTCAAAGGATTTAACCTTGGATATGACTTCTACAAAACTGATTGGAAATACTTAAATGATCCAACTACTGGTGGTCTTACCTCTACTGTAGACGGAGTTCTTGTTCCTGCTGGAACTACTTCTATCTACGATCAAGTAATGGGTAAAAATGCTACACGTCCTTTCTTAAACGTTAAGTTTAGAAAGAATGAAGCAGAAGATCGCAAGTACAAGTCTTGGGTTGTTGGATCTGCTGGATCCGCTTCGTCTATGTCTAGCGACTTAGATGCTATGCAAGTACACTTCTTATCAGAAAGAGCACTTTGCGTACATGGAGCAAACAACTTCATTATGATGAAGTAGTATTTATTAAGGGGATGGGTCATCCTGTCCCCTTTTTTATAATCTAATTAAATTCTAATAAAATG